GTGTTGATTAGTTACTAAGAGAGAGAGAGAGAGAGAGAGAGAGGCTACACAAACCTATTACTCTCTATCTATGTTCTCTCTATGAGGTAGAAACAAAGAAATAAGCAAAGCCCCCGATTTCTAGCACGCTTCCTAGCAATGTCAGGGGTGTCGCAGGACAAGATGAACATTAGGTAAACAAATACGATAATGGACTTCTAATTACGGAAATAGGGTGATAGGCTCGGGGTAACGAGGTCAGAGAGGCTGACCCCACAAACAGAAAGTAGTATCAAATGAGTATCGCCCTAATCGTAGAGAGTGCCGTAACTGACGGCAAACTACAAAGCCTTATCGTTCCAACAGAGAACGAGGTAAAGGTATTTCACCGACTATCAACTGGTAGTCGTGGCAGAGGTCAGGCATGGCAACCTGTATCTGACCTTGACACCCTGCCTAGCGACCTAATTACATCAAACCCTAATGCCGTTGTAATCAACAGCACAGATGTCTTTAACGCCAAGTTTGGCAATGTAACAGCCCTATCAAGCCGACTACTAGCCATTGGCGAAACCTATGTTCGTGTCAATGACACCTTGCCACATAACGAAATGGTCAGCAAGTTAGTAAGCCTGTTATACGCAGGTGACGGCAACACCCTAAACCAGTATGTCGTGGACAACAGACGAACCAATCCTATTGTGTTAAGCCCGATTGTAGCCCAAGAGCCAGAACTAGAAACTGCCTATGTCGCTATCAACGCCACACTTAACGAGCCTGTTAGCAATGTGGTTGCTATGCCAGCCCGACCAACTGTTCAGACCGAAATGGCAAGCGTGCCAGATAAGTCATGGGCAGAGCGTTACCTAAACCGAAAGGACATTAACAAGTCTGGTATGACCGACTATGAAATGCTGGACATCATTAAAGCCAACCACCAGAACCTACTTATCAGAGGTCACGCTGGGTCTGGTAAGACCATGTGTATCGTGGCTTGGGCAAGTGCTAGGGGCTATCGCTATTACAACATCTCTAGCAACATTGGACTAGAGCCGAGCCACTTGTTCGGTATGTGGACACCTACCGAGAACGCTGGTGTGTTTAAGTGGCAAGACGGACCTGTAACAGACTTGGTAAGACATGGTGGCGTGCTGTTGCTCAATGAAATTGACTTCATGCCAGAGCGTATCACAACTATCCTGTTTGGTTTGCTAGACGACAGACGAGAAATCCAGTTGCTAGAAAATGGTGGCGAGGTAATCAAGGCTCACCCTGACCTAGTTATTATCGGTGACCACAACCCTAACTATCGTGGCTCACGACCAATGAACCAAGCGTGGAAAGATAGGTTCGCTCACAAGTGGGACTTTGGCTATGATAAGGCTATTGAGAAAAAACTTATCGGTAACCCAGCCCTATTAGAAGTGGCTAACCTGTTGCGTGACCAGTTTGAGCGTGGCGAGATTGACACACCTATCTCTACCAGAGGTCTTGAGATGTTCACTCGCAATGTTCGCAATGTGAACCTTGACTACGCTATCAACACTTATCTAAATGGTTTCGCTGATGATGAACGAGAGGCTGTCAAGTTAGTCTTTGACACAGCCAAAGCGAACATTGGCAAGGGCTTTGGTCTAGTGGTTGAGGACACAGTATTTCAGGCAGACGAGGTGGCTAACTAATGACTAAGCCAAAAGTAGTTCGTAATACCGAGTGGGTCTATAACCACGCTGACGAGTGGGCTAAGTGGCTAAGGGAAAACGACATCAACGAGAAAGACCTTGACACTACTAAACACGCTGTCGCTGTTGAGGCTAAGGCTAAAAACAAAACTCCTGAACAGGTGTTTAATGAGCGTATGGAAATCTACCAAGCCTATCGTGAACAGTTTGACGAACACATCTCACACCTTAAGGAAAACAAGGAAACCGAAAGCCTAATCCGTAATAACACGCTGGACAGTTTCGTATCTATCTACCAACGAGCCGACAGAATACTTACAGGTCTAAATGTTCTGGTGTCTGTTAGCGAAACCGAAGTAGCCCCAGCCTACAATGACGGCAAAGACATTGTATTCTCTGGCAGACTTATTAAGGAAGTTGATGATAAAACTGTTCTATCTTTACATGGTCTTAATTACCATGAGGTCGGACACTTACTATTCAGCCCGAGAATTGGGACAGCACTAGGTAAGTGGGTCATGGAAAACAAGACCGAAGTAAGACAAACCAGTTATGACTACATTGACGATAAAGGAAATACCCAGACCAATACTCGCTCATGGGAATACGAAACCCTTGCCGAACCTGCCCGAAGTATTGCCTTTAACATCTTAGAGGATTGCCGACAGGAGTATTTCTTAACCCTGAAATACCCAAGTATCAGACCTTTCATGGTAGCCCTATTAGGTGATTACATTGCCAACGACCCTAAGAACTTTGGCGACCAGTTCGTTCTGCTCGCTGGTCGTAAGTATTTCTCACTTGAGGCTCGTAAGTTATCTGCCCAGATGTGTATTGACAAACATGGCGAGGAGTATGCTAAATCCCTTTATAGCATTATCAACGAGTATCGCACACTCGTATTCCCACGCCAGTATGACCGAGCCAAAGAACTAATCACAGCCCTAATAGCCCTGTTACCTAAAGATAGCAAGGGTAATCCTAAAGTTCCACAGAACCCTAACGGCTGTAACGGCAGACCAATCATGCGTAACGGCAGAACAGCCAGCGAGAAAGAACAGGACAACCTGCTCAATGGTCAGGCTGGTAAAGGCGAGCCTAGTGACGACATCTTTGAGGGGCTGGGAAAACCAAATCTATCTGCTGGTAATGGTGGCTACACCGAAACTGGTGAGATAAATAGTGAAACAGCACAATTTAATAATAAAGTATCAGAAGTAATTGAGGTATTACAGAAAACAGTTGAGCGTGCTAAGAGCGACAAAGCACTACAAAAGAAAGTTCGTGACACGCTCAATGCGATTATTCGTGATAAATCTACTAAGTCTATTCTGGGTAAAACACGCTACAAGTTATTTACACCTGAACAAACCGAAGTTACATCATCACGCCTATTCGCTCAAGAGTTAGAACGCTTGAGAATTGACAGCGACCCAGCGTGGCTAAGGGAAACCCCTAGTGGCAAGTTAAATGTCAAGCGTGCCATGAACGCAGACATTAACCAGATAGATAAGTTGTTTGACAGGTGGCAAGAGGGCAATGACGATTACGACATTGAGGCTTGTATCTTGATTGACAAGTCAGGCTCTATGTGGTCAGAGATAGGCTCTGCTTGTCGCTCTGCTTGGGTTATCAAGCGTGCTATTGAGCGTATTGAGGGCAAGGTATCAGCCATGACCTTTAGCGATACTGCTAAGGAGTTGTTTGACAGAGATAGCAAGGCTAAGGGTGGTGAGGTTCGTATCGTGGAAAGTGGTGGTGGAACTGACCCTTACTTTGCTCTCAAGGAAACAGAGCGTATCATGGGCAATAGCAACGCCAAGACCAAACTGGTATTCATCTTGACAGACGGGGCTTGGTATGGAAACAATGACCAAATCATAGAGAACATGAAACGACAAGGAACTTATGTCAGCGTGGTATGGCTCGGTGACGAGGACTATGCTAAGACTATTCTGTCTGACCCTAAGAACCTTGAGAAATACACACACAAGGCTAATGACTTTAGAACGATTAGCAATCCTAACGAATTGGTAAAGGTTGCTAAAGATGTGGTTAAACATCACATCAAAACTGGTGTTAAGCGAGGATAAGGACTATGATACTAACTAACGAGGCTATCCTGTATGGAATTGTATTGCCGTTTGGGTTATTCGGATTAGAAACAATAATCGGAATAATCTGGCTCTACAAAACCACAGACCTAAAGCGAAACAAATTAGATAAGAAAGGTAAGACCAATGGGCGATAGAAGTTCTATCTACATCACAAGCGAGGACTTAATAAATCCAACGCACCTTTACGGACACCTGACAGGTGAGGACAATGTTAAAGCCGTAGCCAATGTTCTTAGACGAACAGATAGAGTGGGTCACCCCGAGTATCTAATAGCCCAGTTATTCTATGAGTTCGCAATAAGTCTGGCTGACTATGACGGAGATTTAGGCTTTGGTATTTCGGCTGTCAATCACTTTGAGAACTTTGACGATAACTATTCTGTCATTGTCAATGCCGATAATGGCGAAGTAGATTACAAAGATACACACTACACAAAAGACGAGTTCGTTAATAAGTTTAGCGAGTTCTTAAATACAGATAAGGAATAAACAAATGGTAAAAAGTAAAAAGCAAGTAGAAACCACTTGGTCTTGGTTCGTGGCACGCTACAAGAAACTTGGCTACAAATCACTCAACCAATTCGCAAACGCAACAGGCTTTCAGAAGTCAAGTCTGTCAAGATACTTTCACTTACAGCGTGAAATCCCTAGTGGCATGATGTCGGCTCTATGTGTTACGCTAAAGGTCAGCCCTAATACCCTTATGAAAGTCATTGGCGAGGAGTGGAAGTAATGTCAGAAATAGTATGGCAATCAACAATCACAAAAGACATGGTAAGACATCTTGACCAAGACATCATTGACGAACTCATAGAGGAGTTAAATGATGTCGTGGCGAGTGTTGCCGAAGAATACGAAATTGAGTAAAGGAAAACTAATGGAAACTAAAGAACTAATCAAGTTTGTTAAGAACATGATGAAACTTGCTAAAAAAGACATGAAACAATCTGGTAAGTATGGCTTGTATGAAGATGTCGCTTACGCAGAGGGGGCTTACAATGCCTATGAAGTAATGCTAAAGAAGTTACAGGGAGAGGACTAATGGCTAAAGTAGTTTATTACGATACAGAAATGGCTGGCTGGGTATCTGCTGACGGCTCGTATGGCTATGGTTCTATAACTATCTTTGACCCTGAAAGCCTTAGCGAGTTCCAATGGCAAGTGCTAGACAACCTAGCCGACAGCGAAAAACAAGAATACATCAGGGCTATTATAGATAGCCAAGACCTATCGCAATGGGAAAGCGATTACGAAAGCGAGAGAAACTAATGCTAACAGTTAAAGACATGATAGCCGAACTATCTAAGATAGAAAATCAAGACCAGCCTATTATCTGCCCTTTCTGGCTTGCCGAAACTATTGAGTTTGGTAATGGAATAACCCCCACGCCAGAACAGTTTGGTAAGGCTGTTAAGGAGTTAGAGGGGTATGACCTATTCAGCGAACCAAGCGAAGTCATAAGTGATGTAGTCTATGAGGTTCTGCGAGAGTTTATGTGTAGCGAGTGTGACGAGCCTATCTCTAGTTTAGAGAGAGTAGGTAATGACGGACTTTGCGACAGTTGCCAACAATTATCAGAGGAGAACTAATGCCTAAATACACAATAGAAATACGACAAATCTGGGAAATAAATACCAAAGTAGGTGAGGAGTGGGGTGACCTGCTAGACCTTTCCCAAAAGAGATGGTGGACAGAGGGCGTAGAGATAGACCAAGTAACCCTATTTAGTCAAGAAACAGAAGTGATTGACATTGAGGGCGAGCCTGACGAGATAGAGGAGAACTAATGTTTGACTATGACGGCTGGCTAGAAAGCCCTTATACAGACGAGGGTATGAACTGTTCAGAGGACTATTGCTCGCTCTGCTGGAGAGAGTGTGAGAACTGTAATGGTCAAGGCACGCTAGACAACGAGGTTGCTTGCCCCGATTGTAATGGCGAGGGTTCGTTCTATTATGAGCAACAAAGCGAGAGCGACCACCGATACGAGTATGAGGCTGACCAAACCCCAGAGGACAAATGACACCTAAAGAACTCATGGAACTAAAGAAACAAATTAAATTAAATACGCTAATGGCTCGCAAGAGAGCCTATGAAACTGCTAAACGAAACAGAAAGAACGAAAACAAATGACAATAAATCAAATACAAACAATAATAACCCTATTGCCTTTGGCGTATCTAGGTGGTGCTTTAATACCTATCCTATGGGCAGACTTCACTAGCAACAGAGTTCCTAATAAGATAGTTGTGCCTTTGATGATACTAACCTTGTTGAG